GAACCATGAAGGATACCGTGATCCGACAGCAGACAGAGCCGTGCGAAAGGCGGATAAGATGCCGAAGCACATCAGAAAGATATTTGATGCGTTGAATACGGTTGTGAGTGTGCAGGGGATCAAAGTGACGGAAATCACTGACAAGCACACCGGAAGAAAGTGGAAACTGTGATACATACGAGGGGAGGCGATGCCGGTGGAGATTAGAAAGCGAGATATGAAACTGAGCGATCATAATATCTCAAGGGATAAGTACAATGAGCTGAAATACTTCTGTTTGCAATACTGGCAGAAAAAGCAGGAGATCGGCAGGAATTACGGCATAGATGGATTCAGTCAGGACGGGATGCCAAGAGGAACGTCGAGCAGCAACCCAACGGAGAAAAAGGCGTTGCGGATCGCACAGCTGAAACACGACACGGACTTGATCGAGCAGACGGCGATGGAGGCAGATACAGAAATATATCCGTGGATTCTGAAGAATGTGACGTCTGGTGTGCCGTATGAATACATGGATGTGCCGATGGGGCGTAGAAAATTTTATGAGGCGAGAAGATACTTTTTCTTTCTTCTGGCACAAAAAAGATAAAAATTTTTAAAAGTGGGTAACTAAGAGGGGGTACTTTCGTGATTTAATGGTATCATCGGTTGGTTGAAAAACTGATGCTGACATGGTTGTTACATTTACCTCTGTATTGTATATTTTAACAACTGCCGGGTCTCAACAGCCCGGCAGCATCGGAACATAGCTCAGCGGCGAGAGCAGTCTCATGAGTAGACGAGGGTGAAGGTTCGAGTCCTTCTGTTCCGATTTCCCTGATGGGAACATATAAGAATCCTTTCTCAAAAGAATACTACATTTTCCGCAAGAAGACATCTGGCAATGCCGGGTGTCTTTTTGTGTACTTACAAAACGACGAATAAGAGGTGGTGAGGCTTGGCAAGAGCACCGGATAAACGAATAGAACAAGCAAAACAGATGTATTTGCAGGGACAGAAATTAGTTGAGATTGCAAGTCAACTAAATATCCCGGAAGGGACAGTCCGAAGATGGAAATGCACGCACAAATGGGAAAACGAGCGTTCGGATATAAAAAGCGAACGTTCGAAAAAGAGAAAAAAAGGCGGTCAGCCGGGGAACAGAAATGCGACGGGCCCGCCTGGGAATAAGAATGCTGAGAAGTATGGATTCTTCCGGAAATACCTGCCGGAGGAAACACAGGAAATCTTCTCGGCGATTGAACAGGCTGACCCGCTGGATCTTCTATGGCATCAGATTCAGATCGCATACGCTGCCATTATACGTGCACAGCGTATTGCCTACGTGAAGGATCAGCAGGACAAGACGATCGAAAAAATAGAAAACAAAGAAGGAAACGTTTTCGGAGAGAAATGGGAAGTACAACAGGCATGGGACAAGCAGAATGAGTTCCTGAAAGCCCAGGCGAGGGCACAGGGCGAGCTGAGAAACATGATCAAGCAGTATGATGAGATGCTGCATAAAAACTGGGAGGCAGCCAGTGAGGAACAAAAGGCACGCATCCAGCAGTTAAAGGCACAGGCAGACAAGATCAGCAGGGA